GAGTCGGCACGAACGCGAGGCTGGAGCCGCTAACCTGAATGGTATTGGCTTCGGCCGCTTCGCTGAACTGTAGCGATTCAGCGTGGAACTTGGGGAACACTAGCTGTTCATAGCTAGTCGGGGTGCAAGGAACATGGATGCGGAACACAAGGTCAATAGCCCAAGGACCGCAGGCCACAGGATCGGTGCTATTCCACGCGCTAGCACCGCCCTGCTTAAGCAGAACATCCGACGGGCTGATGCCAGTGTTAGCGTTGTTATACGACCACTGTTCGAACTTGAACGAGAAGCTAATCTGCATCTCAGTTTCATCGCCATCGCGGCGATGGTCGATCTTACCACGATTACGAATAGTAAAGGTGGGCTTAGCGACAGTGAAGGAAAGATCGCCGTCTTGAATCGGGATCTGTAGTTCGTTCGGAGTGCCGGTGCCATCGCGGAGGATGAGCAGGCCGTTACGAAGATTACGAGTCTGAGCCATAAATTACTCCATCGAGTATTAGAACGGTTGACAAAAGGTGAAGCGGAGGCGTATTCGCGTAAATATCCTTAGCGAAGTCGCCAAGGCTGCGGAGGTCTAGTGGGGTAATCTTACACTCATGTAATTCGATGCAAGTGTTTTTATTAGTCACTGGAATGACAAGATTATCCATCGCTGCCTTAACAGCGTCGGCCATTTCAAGGTGACGGAAGAACTTGCCATCAGTACGCATATTCCCAGGCAGAGAATAGCATACCATCTGTAGGGTGAATTTAACGCATTGCGTATAGCGATGGTGAGGGACCGTTGTATGCGCTAGTAAATCAATCATCATAAACTCAGGAACATCCTGAGAGGGATACTGCGTACCCTTGATGATAAGCGGAGCGGTGGGGAAGATAGCCTGGGCTTTCTTGCACACCAATCCGAATGTCGTAGTAATGTTAGGTATCATCGTAGAGTTCCTGCTTAATATCCCCAGCCTTACCAGTTCGCAGGCTCGAAACCATATGTTCCTTTAGCCCGTAGGACTGCATACGAATCCTATGATCGGTCCACGCTTTAAGTGTAAAATGCCCCTTAGTAGGATGTAGGTACTCTACATACTGTAGGTATGGTTCCCACATTGCGTTGGTAATCAAAACATCTTGGCTGTGCTGGTTGCGCTTTTTGATTTTGATTTTCCATCCTAGAGCGCCGCCGCTAACACCGCCCATACCATAAGCGGGGTGCTTAGGATAGATCGGGCGCTTGGCGTGACCAGTAGCGTTATCTTTAACGCCGGCTGCTGCGCCAGTATCAATGGGTGTAGTCTGGATCAACTGAGTAGTGATCGTTTCAGCTTCACGAACTACGGCTGTAAGAAAGCGGCCTGGATAATCTTTTAGCAGACGCTTGAAGAATGGGTGTGCATCCACATTCCTAAACTTATCTGCGATTGACAGACCCATGTTAGGCCATGGTCGAACAACCAATCCTAATGCGAGAGTCGAGCGTCGAATTGTCGAACGCTGTGACTTTCCACTTAAGATTAGTGGTTAGATCCTCAATAACATCACCATCGCGAACCTTAGCGCCGATTTCGATTGGGACTTCAATAACAACATCGTGCTTATTGAAGAACTCGATCTGAACAGGCATGGTACGATCACGCACGCTACGAACGGACTGTGCGCTGCGCGTCGCTCGCTGCCTAAACAGCGCAACGCAAACTAGGTATTCTTCTTTAGTAGAAGTTAGGATGCCAGTATCAAAGTCCAGCGTAGGACCATTGCTAGATGTATGCGTAATGCGAATAGGGCGCTTATTATCAAAGATTTGATAATCGCCCATCAGCCCATCGCGCAACTGCCTATCTAGGTCAATGTTCATCAGGTGTAGCCAGTCGTCTCAAGTTCGTAGGGGCCTTCCTGCTCTTTAATCTGCTCATCAATAGCGGCCATACTCTTATTCAATAGATCCAGATACTCATTCCACTTAACAGTCTGCCCATCAATGTCGTAGGTCGGCTTAGGTTTCTGCAATAGTTCTAGCCTGCGATCAAGCAGGTTATCCCTAGTACGCAGAAGCTGCGTCATAATCTGGTCATCTGTGCGAGCCATGATTAACCCTTTCTAAGTGAATGGCCCCTAGGTAGCCAACCCACGAAACTACCTAGGGGATTCACTCTATACGCTAATCCGTAGGATCAGGCGTTGTAGAATTGAGCAGCGAACCAAGGAGCGGCGATGTACGGCACGCCACGCTCATCAGCGCGGAACTTAGCAACCACATCACGATCAAACTCATCCTGATCGTTAGCGGCGGCAGTACGCACCGACAGCGGGAACAGCGTGCGATAGAAGAACGCGCGCTTGAAGTCGCCGAGATACCAGTAATCCTTGGCGTTGGTCGAGCTAATACCGCTAGCGATCAGCAGCGCATCAACCCAGGGGGACGACACAATGTTGAACATACCAGCGACGGGATTCGCGCTAGCAGTTTCAATGGTGGCGGTCTGAGTCTGCTGACGAATCTCAGTCGCATTCAGAATGCGACGAGCCGACAGTAGCTTATACTGGCTGACGATCATCGTCTTGGGCATGACGGTGATAGGCTCGCTGGCAACGCGGTCATCGCGCATGTCAGTGAACAGCGCCATAGCGGTATCAACCGAAGTCCAGTCCACTAGCGCAGTACCAGACTTCTTGTTGATGCGGGGATCGGCCGACGCAACATAAGTATTGCGAGCAGTACCCTTACGCTTGAAGGTGTTGTCGATGCCTAGCACGGTACGGAGAATACGCTTCTCCTTATTCAGACCTAGGCGCTCACCAACGCTGCGCGCCTTATCGAGAAGCTGACCAGTCTTGTCGAAGAACAGGGCTTCACGGGTCAGGCTAATCTTCATGCCGCGCTTAACCGACTGCGGAATGTCGATGTAATCTTCACCCATCTTCACATCGGGGTATTCCATACCCTCGGGGACGATCTGCGCGTCATCATCAATTTCAGCGACGCCGATCTTACGGGTGTAATCTTCGCTCGAAGTTTCCGCGGTAACAAGGCTGTCACCGATGAAGTCGGGCGACTGGTACGATTCAACGACGCCCTGATACACGAGAGTACCAGTGACATTGTTGAACGCCTTAAGCGCGACAGGATCAGCGGCTTCCGATAGCACAGCGCCGACGCCTTCCTCAGTCGCGTGACGCACCTTGCGTAGCGCGCTGTGGCCTAGCATCGACTCAGCTAGGTCGAGAATCGAAACCTTATCGGTCTTGATCTTACCAGCCTTGAGTAGCTTGGAAACCTTGTCCGCACCTTCGCGGATTTCGGCCGAGGTCTTACCCTCGAATAGAACAGAGAGATCACTCATGGTATTATTGGTCCTTATTACCGCTTGATAGTGGTGTTGAGTAGGCGAGCGACAACCTTAGTCGAGCCAATGGGGGCGAGCTTAACGACGACAGCAACGGCGCGAGCCTTGGTAGCAACCGATTCAACAGTGTGAAGCAGGTTGTTGCCAGCAGCCTTGCTGGGTCCGACAAACGAGCCAACATTGAAGGCGGCAGCGGCCGCAACAGTTAGATCGAACTCAACATCGCCATCCTGGGTGATGAGCATTTCGGTCTGACGCGGATCGGTGCTAGCAGCGAAGCTATCACCAGCGCTGATGCCAAGGAAGGCAGCGGCGAAGTTGGTCTGCGTGGTAGCAAGATCGGTAGTCCAGGTGAAAACCGACGCAGGAACAGCCGCGTTGGACTGTAGCGCGAGGAGATCACCGGCGCGAATGGTGTTAGTGGGGACCTGTCCAGTTAGAGCAACCGCGACGGTGATCGGCTCGACAGGACCAGTACGGTGAATAGCCATAGTTGTTATTTCCTATAGATTAGGCGTCGAAAGCCGCGAGGATTTCGTCGTCGGTGAGAGACTTCTTCTTGCCAGCGTCGGTAGTCTCGCGAGTCTGCTGCGTGCGCTTCGACTCGGCGACTTCCTTAGTGATGGCCTTACGGTCCTCAACTAGCTCGGCAACCTCATCCTTGCGACCAGCAGCGATATGCTCGCGCACTAGCTTAAGGAAGGGCTTGCTACGATGCTCGACCGCGAGATCCTTAACGGATTCCTCGACCTTAGCATCTAGTTCACGCTCGGCCTTAACGGCTTCGCTGGCGATGGTGGTGGCAAGATCAGCACGGTGCTTCTTGAGATCCTCTAGCTTAATGTCGGCCCACTCCATAGTATTTTCCTTATGAGTGTTGGTGTTATCGGATTCGGAAAGAGCTTCGATTTGCTCTTTTAGTACAGAGATCAATTTTAGTCGCGCTTCCTTGGGTGGCAAGGACTCTTTCAGAGGGTGCGTAACTTCGAGGCTAATACGGTCAGATAGTTCCTCGGTAATAGCGGAGATATACTTCACAGTCTCGCGCTGCGCTGATTCGGTGAACAGGCCCTTAGTAGTCGAGGGATTGGACACAATATCAACGCTGAAGACTTCGTTAACTTTATTGACGGCATTAGTATCTTCGTTATACTTGCCGGCAACAACATGCGACATGCCTAGCTTGTCAGGAGCATTAGCAACCCACCACTTGATCGACTCCCACATAGGGTGCGAAGTGTTGAGCTTAATGTCGCCGTAGATGCCCTTACCTTCGCGGTAGTTAGCACCCTCGACAATGCCGATCTTATCCTTGATGGAACGGCTGATGCCAAACCCATGATCTAGGTTAACATCCTTGCCGTTATACATACCAACGGCTTCGCGTAGCGCAGCTTCGTCGTAGGTATAGGGCTTATCCTGCCCCTCCATATAATTGGACGACTGTAGGCCGACAAGATGAACGCCGGAGATAATACCGGATTCCAGCTTGAACTGAGTGCCTTCAGTAAAGAGTTTTAGTAGCTTCATGTTATAGCCTAATCACAGATTAGATGGTTTCAGAATGTCGGAATCGCCGTCGTCGGATAGTTTCACCGGAGTGATAGTTGACTTCGATTCATCCTTGCGTCGTTCGACAGCCTTCTCGATCTTCTCTAGTGCATTGATCGCGGCCGTCGGCTTATCTTGGATAAGCTCCTTGATGATTCTATTGATCGCTTTGAAGAGGCTAGTGTTTTCTTCAATCGTCTTATTGGTCTGCACTAGGAGCGGCACGACATTGCGCAGAATGAACGCGTCGATCTCGCTGACCTTCCTATGGAGTGCTTTACGCTCCTGATAGTCACGCCAGAACATATACAACAGAATAGCGGCCATAGGGCCGTAGGTGAAGATTAGTTTCTCAATGAGGTCCGGAGAAGTAGTCATGGTCGTTAAGGCCAATTGGCTAGTGGTGGCAGAATCAGGCATTGTTATTGCCGCCTTGGGCATTGTCGTTCTTAGTGCCGCCGTCTTTCTTGCTCACACCATCAGTAGCTTGACCAGTAGTAGCGCCGATAGAACCCGGTGCCATTTCGCCAGGCTGTAGAGTGGCATAGTGAGCAATAGTGTCGGCGCGCGAGATATTGTAATCAACGCCGAAGGTGCGTGCGATATTCTGAGGCGAGGAAGCGCCGGTCTGCAATAGAATCTGCGCAACGCGCGCTTCGTCGAGAGCCTTGCCAACAGCGAGGCGTGGCCCGCTGATTAGTAGTTCATACTTAGGACGAATACTCTCAACATTTACTCCGTACAACTCTTGCACCTTCCAGAACAAATCTTCGACATACCCGTAGAACTCAGCTTGTTCTGTCTTGAAATTTGCCACAACAGGTGAGCCTGGGCTGATAGGATCAGTAGGTTCGCTAGACAGCAACCACTCAACAGGCAGCACAAAGTTGTCGGCGACATGCTGTAGCTCCTTGTCGCAAACATCTAGGAACTTTTTAGCGTCAACACTGTGCGCGGGGAAATCATAGCTAACACCCTTAGGGGCGTCGATGATAGCGCCGGCACGATACTTGCGGCCGTTAATTTGGCGACGAGTAACGGAGTCGGTACGGCTAACGCCGTCACTGAGGCTATTAACGAACTTAGTAACCTGCGCCTGCGAAGCAACTTCGTGCTTGCGAATTAGCGCAATAGCGGACTGAACTTGCGTTAGCACCGACACATTAACTAGCAGCTTCTCAAGACGCCGTAGATTGGTGAAGATTGGATAAAAGCTGGAAACGCCGCGCTCAGTCTCGAAGTCCACATTGTTCTTGGCAAGAATGATCTTATCAATGCCAATCTTGGTGGTCTTATTATCTGGGTCGGTATACCAAATTCCCAGCACGCTTTCCACATCACCCGGCTTAGAGATTACGCCTAGCGGAGATTTAGGATCGGTGCCACGCACAGCTTCAGGATCAATGAACCGTAGAACGGGGCCTTCAGCAGTATCAAATAGACGCCACACGAACTCGCCATCGCGGAACCAGCGTTCGACGCTATTCAGCAGACGATCATGTAGCTTATTGCGCTGCGAGAAGTCGCGCCAGTTTTCGAGTAGCTTTTTAGTCTTAGAGTCGTTGCGTCGAGTCTTAGCGGATTCGATGGGATCGTTGCCGTCGGTCTTGACCACTTCAAACAGAAGGCCATCGCCAACGATGAAGTTACGCTTGTGCTTAATGACATTCTTCGCAACTTCGTTCGTCGTGCAGGCGATACGAGCGTTGTTACGAATTAGCTTAAGTTCATCTAGCGTGAAGTCATAGACGCGGCTATTGTTGTTCAGCGTGAGGTTTAGCCAGCCATCGAAATCTTCCTGGCTATCGCTGTAGCGTTCGCTGGCTTCCTTAAAGACGCCACTCTGTGACGCCACTAGGACAGACTCTACAACGGCCGTAAGGGAGCGTTCGATACGCTCCATTTCAAATTCCTTAGGCACGATCCCTCCGCATACGCTTGAGTGTATCTTTTTCGTCTTGAGTCATTGATTTAGATAGATGTGTAAACACTGGATTCTTTTCCCAGTCTGGATCTTTCTCTTTATAGGCATCCAGATGATCCATCACATCCTCTTGAATCCTATCTTTCTTAGGACTCTTGGCGACTAGCAGCATGTCCGCATACCCAGCGAACATGCCGATAGGCCCAGGCAGCAACTTCGCTAGCCTGAGCAAAATTGCAAGCGTGCCAAGGAGGCCGCCCCCTAGGAGCGCGTAGTCCGACGCTTGCCATTCTTTGATTTCTTTACTGTCGCTTTGCGCGTTCGCGCGAGCGCCTTCACCGGCCGCTTGGGTATCGGAGATCCAATCAGAGCGAGAAATGCGCGGGCCAGGGAGTTCATTTTTTTCGTATCCATTGATGGCTACGATGTTATCCAGCATGTCATTCATAGCAGTAGCGATGATGATTCGACGCTGCTTGTCGTCAAAGGACTCGTCCTTGATCGAGCTAATTGCAGCCTTAATATCGCTGTAGTTCTGCTTCTCAATATTTTCAATCCGGTCGGACCCGCAGCCGAGAATGAAGATCGCATATAGGATTAAAAGAATGTACCTCATAGCAGGAAATCTCCCAGCCCATCATCGAAGAAATCCGATGACATTCCGTGATTTGCGTTAGGGTCCACAAGGGTATTATCTTCGCCCGTGAACTGAGTCAACAACCTAGTCACACCCTCCAATCCGTCACTCCCATCGTCGTGCGTCGCTAGCGGATGATCTTGAAGCTGCTGAATAAGTAGCAGAGTATCTTTGCAGTCCTGTTTAAAGCGATAGAACTGCCTCTGGAGCCATACAGACAGGCGGCTGATTCTAGTATTCTTGTGAACACCATAGTTCTCAATAGGTACGACATTAAAGACTCGCGGCGCTTTCGCCCATAGCTCGTCTGATAGTAATTGCTGGAAACCGTTGCTCTCGATGCCAAATGCGTCATACCTGTATAGGCGATCAAATGTAAATATCGTGTCAATGAGCGTCGAGACTGGGCGGCGCTTAATATCTGCCTCAACATATGCAATCCTGTCAAGAGGATCATAGAACAGTGTAATAATAGCGGAGTAGTCGCCGCGCTTTACATCTGTGCCGCGAGCTGGATCGCAATAGCCTATAACGATGTATTTACGCCCCGCCGGTCGCTGAGTGTAGAGTATAGAATCGGGGAACCATTCTGGAGGAAACTCACTCTTAGTAGGATCTCTAGGCTCATTGAGTTTTTCAGCGGCGAAGGCTGGATGGCCCATGTTCGCACGCATCTGCATGAGTTCTAGCAACGATTCCTTCTCGGGCCATAGAACTACGGCACCTTCTTCCATCATTGCTTTGTTCTCGTTATAGAACAACTCAGCTTTCTTAGTCTTACCAATATCTAGATAATAGAGCTTCTCCCACTCGTCCCATAGAGCGGCGTTCGTGGGCCAGTTTACGATAGCGGAGAACTTGATTACTCGGAAGTCTGGACGCGTCGCTAGCTGACCTACAATGGACTCTCTGTGGAGGTTGTTACCAACAACAAAGTAATTTGTATAAGTGTCGCCAGCAGGAATAAGAGCGCGATCGACCCAAGCAACATCCTTCTCTCGCGTCGAGGCAGACCTAACATCATCGTCTGACTGAGGATCATCAAGAATAACAAGAGTAGGGCGATACTGTTTAAAGCGACGACCACGGACATTTTTACCCTTTCCTAGTGCTTCTACGCACACGCTGCTAGCAGTCTCAATACGCTCGGTACTCCAAGTCTCACCCTTAGAGCAAGCCAGTGGATAGTCGCGGCGTAGTTCTTCGTTATAGAGAAGCTCATTAGCGATGTTCTTTAGATAAAGGACAGCCATATCCGTTGTATCTGAACACACGATAATATAGTTCTCTGTACCTTCACAGACTGCCTTGAGCGGAGCAGCGAAGGAACAGAATGTAGTTTTAGCGTAGCCGCGAGGTACGATGATAAGCTCTTTGCGCCCTCGGTTGAAGCGTAGATCGTCGATCTCTGCACAGAGTGTATGGTGAAGCGGTGAAAACCCGCGCTTGAAATAGTGAGGCAAGTATTTCTTGCACCACTCCATCAAGCCTAGATTCTTCGTTTGCAACGAGGTTACTTTGGCCTTAACCTTATCGCGCAACGAGCTTAGAAGCGTCGTGTCTGGATCAGCGGTGATGGGCATGGTTAGCAGGTGTACCCACCTACAGAGGTATTGTAAGAAGCATTTGGTGATGAGGTAATCTGTGATCCAATACCAACAGTAACATAGCCAGCGGCGTAATTGGCACTCCACGAAGTTCCGCTGCTAAACACCTTGTAAAATAGAGTGCTGTAAAAAGTATTTCCACTAGAGCTTCTACTGGTGCCGGGGGCGTAAAATATATTAGTATCCTTAATCTTAAGCCCAACCCGCTTAGCGGCGGCTACACCACTAGTCCTTAGTACGCCACTACTAGCTGTAGATGCACCGGGTATAGTAAACGAGGCTGTCGTGGTGTAGGCGGATGGTGTTATCGTAGTTGTGTATGAAGTAGATGAGGTAGCGCCGCCGCCGGGCCATCCGTTGCCAGAAGCTGTTGCTGGATCTGCGCCACCAAGATCATAAAAATCGAAAGCATTAGATGTAAGTGTTTGCTTGACGCAGGATGTGCCACTCATTTCTGGATAATTAGCGCCGCAAGTTCCAGTGGTAGTATACTCTGTTTGGGTACTAGCTACCGAGAATGTGTAAATAGGCCCGCTGCAAGTGCCTGTAATACCACCGGTCATCGTATAAGTATAGTTACCGCTTCCACTGGATAGTGTGAATATCGCGTAATTTCCTGCACGGCCGGCCTGTGCCAGCTCTGCTCTAGAGACTTCTACGCCAGTTGCGACATTAATGATCTGTAAGTCGAACAGCGAAACGCCCGTAGCTGTATGATTAATAGCACTAACTAGACTGTCGTTCCTGCGTATGGTGCCTATACACACTCTGAGGTTAACACGCGTGCCTGCATTGCCGCTAGCATCTACTGTTAGTGCTATATCGTTACTTGATAGTAAGACATAGCCAGTTGGCACCAGCTCATTATCGGGAATGTTATTACAAGTAAAGTCAACGCTCCCTGAGCGTTTCCCAGGATGCCAATCAGCAGTAATGTCGTATAGGATCTGATAGGTAGTCGGACAAACCATTGCAGGATCGCCGGACTTAGTCTCACACTTAATAGCGGCGGTGAATGATGTAGCAGCGCCCAATGAAACTGTGAGAGAACGAGACGGAGTAGTTAGTGCGGTGCCATTCAGCTTTGTG